GCGCGCGAAGAGATTTGCATACCATGATTGCCGCCATACGCGGAGCTGTTTCCGCGTCTTTCCGCATGGTCTTCTGATATTCAGAAAGTGCTGAATTGAAGGCCGAAACTGATGCCGCGTCAATGCTCGCGGACACCGAAACCATCACCGACTCCTCGCGTTAATGACGTAGTGGCACTCGCGCCTGTTGCATTTGGCGACCTTGACGCGCACGTCAGCGCCGTCCTTTTCAAAGCGCACCTCGTCACCGATCTGTGGTTCGTCCTTCTGCGGCCACGAATCGACCGCGATGACAAGCGTCCACGAATGCACCGTCGTCGGCGCGTAGCCGTCCGTCATGTCCGTGGCGAGGCCGTTGTTCTCCGCGAGGATTTCGACAGGGAAGCGGATTGGCCGCGAACCACGAACGCCAAACACTTGTGCCGCGCACTTCTCCAACTCCGCCGACAGCCCGACGTATTGCGACGCGCCAGCGCAATCCGTTCTTACACTCGTGACGATTCTCACCGACTCACCGAGCGTCGCCACGTCGCCCTTGGTGATGTTCTCAAAATCTGATGCGAGGGCGAGGACGCGTATGTTTTCTACGGGATTCTCACCGCTTACGTCGTTCTCGCCCCGCATGACGGACGCTGCCCGCGTCACCATCGCGGACGAACCTCCGCACGTCAGGCGCATCTCGGAGTCGCTCATGTAGCGGCTCTGCACGTTCCTGACGGCGGCGGCGATGTACTCGCTTGGCTTGCGCATGGGTGGCGTCCGTTTGCTCTTGCGCGATTAGGCGCAGATGACGTCGAATGTCTTGTCCGTCGCGCCGACAGACGCCGCCGTATAGCCGAGCAGCGTGTTGTTGACCTGGGACTCGCCAGAACCGCTCGTCGCGCTCTTCGTGATGAGGAGGTTTGCGTCGAGGTAGATGGCGACGTTCGCGTTCGTCGCGCCGATTGCGTCATCCGCCGTGACGGTGATGACTTCGCCCTTGTGAAGGATCTTGAGAGAGCCGGTCGTGCCAGCCGCGATGTCCCAGAGGGCGAGGCAGACGCAGCCGCCGGCCTTGACGAAATCGCCGCAGTTGACAGCCGTACCAGCCGCCGCGATGGTGTAGTCGAGAGTGTCGCCTTTCTTGACGAACTTCGCGCTGTTGGAAGAGATAGCCATGATTCAGCTTTCCTTTCTGATTGATGATTGATGTTTGCGAAGGGCGGCAGGGATTCCCGCGCGCCCTCCGCGTGTGACTTAGGCACCCGTCGAGTAGACAGCCGCCTTGAGCTCGCCCTTGCCGACGCCGAAGTCGTAGTAGCACCGCATCTGGATGCCGAGCTGGTTGAAGTCGGCGTTAGCGGTTTCGACGACAGGCGTGGAGCGACCGTTGAGGAACGCCACGTCCACCATCGGGAAGGCCGCGTCGAAGAGACGGTAGGCCGTGCCCGTGAGGAACGGGGTCGTGATCGGCTCGAAGCGACCGCGCAGGACGTTCGTCTTGCCCTTCTCCGAAGCGGAGCCGATGAGCTGCTCGCTCTGGTAGATGTTCATCGCCGTGAGGTAGTTCTCCGGCGCGACGAGGATCTTCGTCGGCATCGTGCCGAGCGGATTGCCGTCAGCGTCCTTGATCTCCATCGCCAGCTTGAACGCCGTCGAGAGCGTCGAGAGCGAGAGCGCACCCGTCGTATTCGCGCCGTAGTCCGAAGCCGTGGTCGAGAGCGAGCCGAACACGTCCTTGTTGATCGTGCGACCCGCCATCTGGCCGAACCGCTCTGGGATCATCGCGAGGACGCCGAGGTCGTCGTTGATGAGGTCTTCGCGGGTGATGCCGATGATCGAACCCTTCGTCGCCGCCGCGAGGTCACGCGCCTCGTCGGACAGGCTGACGTGCTTCAGCTCGCCGCCCTTGGCGAGAGGCTGGAGAACGCCGCCCATGACGAGACGGACGCCCTTGACGGCCTTGAAGTCCACGACAGGAATCTCGCGGCTGACGAGACGCCAATCCTCACCGACCGCGCCGAAGCCCTTGAGGACGAACTTGTGCGCGACGTTCGAGAGAACGTTCGGGATGTCGGCGGTCGAGAACGCGGCCTTGAGAGCCTTCTCGGTCTGCGCCATGTCGCCCGGACGATAGCTGTAGCCAAACGCGGCGAACACGTCGCTCAGACGGTTGATGCCGAGGTCGTGCGCGGCGTCGAGGTCAACGCCCTTGCACTTCGCCTCAACGTCCTTGTCGGACATCGCGGCACCCATGCAGGCAGCGGCGACAATCGTCTTCGCATCCTTCGGCGCGGACGCCTTCAGGTTGATGATGGACGGAGCCTCGGCGCGGGACGCCTCGATCTTCGCCTTCTCGGCCTCCTGCTTCTCGGCGCGGAGGCAAGCCAGCTCCGCCTTCTCGGCAGTCCAGCCTTCCTTCACGGCCTCGGCCATGATTTCGTCATGACCCTTGCAGGCGGCGATGACGGAAGCCACGCGGTCACGTTCGACCTTCGCCGCCTCCACGGTCACTTCGGTCTCGGACTTCTTCGCCTCGACCGGGGTATTCTTCGGATCCATGTTGTTGGATTCCTTTCTTTGGGTTGTGGCGGCGGCAATCGCCGTCTGGGTTGAACCGTCCGCACCGAGCGGAACGATTGAAACTTCGTTGAGAGTGCCAGCGCGAACGATGTAGCACTCGCCCTTGCACTCCTTGCCATTGAGCGTGGCGGATTCGTTCGCGTCAACGAAAAGCACGTCCTGCGCGGAAACGCCGACGGACGCCTGGAACTTGTATCCGGCCTTCGCCAACTCACGCACCTTCTTCGCGGTGTCCGTGACTGGCATGAACTCGCCCTCGATGACGAGCGACGAACCTTCTGCCTTGATCTTCTTCGCCTGACCGCAAATGGCGTCAATGCTGTGCGTGTCGTGCAGACACATGATCGGCACGTTGCCATCGTCTCGCCACTTTAGGCCGGACAGCTCGATTCCGACGGGGCAGCCCCAGCCGACATTGATGAGACCGCCGTTGTAGGCGTCAATCACCATCTGCTTGTTGCCGTTCTCGGCTGTCCTACCTTCACCGTCAGGCGCGGCGGCGACAAGACCGACCGTCCCCGTGGCCGTGAGGGTCTTGCCTGTGAGCTTCTTCAAATCTTCCTCGGTCATCCCTTCTTGCCTTTCTCTTTGTCGTTATCTTCAGCCGTTCGCGGCTGTTGTTGCGTTCCGTGTTCGATCTCGTCCTCCGTCGGCGCGGGAGCGGAGTCGGCCTTGAGCGTGGCGAACGGACACGGCGTGTCCTCCGGAAGTCCGGCGGCGGAGCACTTCTCGCGCCACGTCTTCAGGATCATCACGCGCTCGTCGATTCCAGTCTCAATAAAGCGCCTCGCGTCAATTCCTTTCTTTCCGCAAATGCTCTCGTAGGTCGCCGTGCCATTCATTAGTCGCGTGTTGTCAGCCGACGCATCCTTCATCACGTCACTGTTAGCTGACTCCTTGAATAGCCACTCGGTCTTGCGCAGGGCGACAAGCGTCGCCGCGTCAATGCGATTGATGGCGGCATACTCTTCGAGCCACGCGAAGAAAACGCGGTCAAGGACGATGACCGACAACGCCGATCGCACGGCGGCGATGCGGTCGCCGTATGTCATGTGGTCGAGCTTCGCGCTTGCGAAGTTATGCTGTGAGCTGTCGCACATGGCGATATTCACGGGCATATTCAGACACGCCGCCATCTCCGCGATCAGGGCACGGACAAACTCCGCGTAGAGAGTTGTCGGCTGTTCGGCCTTGAGCTGTGTGATGCCCCAGCCTTCCGGCGCGGTTACGAACGAGCCGCGTTGCACGTTGAAGACGGTATTCGGCTTCACGTCCATCGCGCACCTTCCGAGCGACGTGCCGTCATCGTCGAAGCATTCCGGCACTTGGTCGGTGTGCATGATTCCAGAAATTGACGCCGCCGTGATAGCCGTCTGGGCTACTGCTTCGCGGTAAGACTTCTGCAAGGCCGGAATGTCAAGCGCGCTGACGAAATCGGAAATGCCGCGCACCTGCTCGGGACGCTTCGCGTCGAAGTAATGGATGACGTTCCTTGCGCTCGTCCATTCGCCAGCCTTGAACTGGATGTTGCGAATCATCCGATAGTCGCCGGGGTGATATTTCAAGATGCGGTATTCGGTCGGGTGCCAGTTCTCGTCGAATCGGATTCCGTCGAACTCGTTTTCACGGGTAATCATGTCCGTGTACGACTGCACACGGTCGCATTCCAGAACACGGAGATTGAGCGTCACCTTGTTCGCATCCGTGACGATCTTCTTGTCAGTCGTGAAAATGGCGAACGTCTCGCCGTCAACGATCTTGGCTCGAAGCATGGTGCGCACCTTGAACCAGAAGTCAGTAGCCATCGCCCATGCGTCGAAGTCCTCAACGATGCGCTTGCGCATATCGTCGCCAATGCCGCCGCGCGGGAACGTCACCGACGCCCAAGGGCCGACGGTGTGCGTGACGAACGTCTCGACCATCGAACTTGCGTATGGGACATTGGCGACAACGTAGCGGGCGCGGTCGCGTGTGGTCTTGCGGACGGCTGGATTCAGCGCATTCGTCGCCGCGAGATTGTCCGCTCCGCGAAACAGCTCCATCATGTCCGGCGTGTGCCGCGCGTTGTCGAAGCGAGCCAGAATCTGCGCACCGTCGAACGATTCGCGGTGGTGCTTCATGGATGCCTTGACGGCCGATCTTTTCGCGCTCATGTTAGTAAGGCCCCTGGTTGATGACATGAGAGACGAGTCCGGCGAGCGGATGACGGCGGCGCGAAGACGCGAGCTTGCGTCCGCGCAGATACTTGTCGGCGGCAATCAGTTCCGTGATTGAGCGGTTGGACTGTGACAGGCCTTCAACCGAAAAGGAAGAAGGGGACTGCATCGCCTCCGCGAAGTCCGCGTCTGATACGCCGTTGTTGTTTGTGTCGCCCATGATGAAATCTCCTAATCATGGGCGATGCGTCAAAAAAGGCGCGAAAATCAGCGCGAAAAGGCGTCAAAAACTTTTTTCAAAAATTTTCATTTGCCCACTTGCATTGTATACGATGCTTATGCTATAATATGCGCGTACCGAGGGAAATGCCCGAATGGTATGAACGAACGAAAGGAACGAAAGAAATGAACAAGATCATCAATCACGAGGTTGAAGTGAAGCACGAAGGTTGCAACGTGTGGATGCCATATTGTAATTGTGGGCTCGATATTGAGAAGGCCTGCGATATTGCAAACGCGCTCATTGTTGAAAATTCATACAAGGCAGTCAGGGTTGCGACGGTCGACCTCGGTTATTCTTGGCTGTGATTGATTGCTCGAAGGAACGAAAGAAATGAATACGATCAAGGCAGTATTCTATGTGTGAATACGTCTGCGCAAATAAAGAACAGAAAGCCACCTGACATGAAAAAACTCACAAATCACGAACGCGCCACGAAAGCCGCCTCCGCCAGATGGGGAGGTCGCGGCGGTTCTAAACTCATCCGCGTGGATGCGGATATTCCTCAGATCATTAAAGAGATCACGGCGGAAGACCGTCGGCGCGTTGTCAGCGCGGCAATCAGGAAGGCCGTGTCGAATTGGCTTCGTTGAATAAGCTCTTCAAACCTTCGCGCCGCAGTTCCTGCAAATCCGCACGACAACGACCTTCTCGCCGTTCTTCCACGCTGAAGCCCGCTCATAGTGGCGACAGCCGCACTTCGGGCAGGCGTCATCATTCTCGCCGCGATCATATCCGTATGACTTGCGTTTGTTATTACCCGACATAAACCCTCCTCTTGTGCTTTGAAACCATCGGCCCTCGCCCGTCGCCGTTGATGCCTTCAGACGCCGCCAATGCGTCCAGCATCGCGCCGCAGTCAAGGTAGTCGTGCGGATCCTTCGACCGCCAGTTGTACGCATACGCCAAGCCTCCGGCGATTGGACGCTTATCCAACAGCTTCTCGTTCGTGAGCTGAAACGCCAACTCCGTCAGATCGAGTCCGCCGTCGCAGATCGACCCGCCGCCGACTCCGCCGACTTCCGTGAGGAACGACCGCTGATAGCTTTCCTTGTGCGCGTCCGCGTCGAACGCCATGAACTTGAAGCCCGTCTGTCTGTCGCGGCAAAGCACCGTGCCGTTCCGCGCCTCCCTGATGCGGCTACCGACGTTCGGATTCCAATTCTTTCCGGCGCGGCCTGTCATTGCCACCGCGT